AGCGTGCCAATAGCTGTAACAGCGGCTACACCGTCTGTCACATGCTTTATGGTTTCAACGTTCTCTTGTTTCACACCATCCGCCCTTTTGTCTTGCCCTTGGTGGCGCAGCCATCAGCCGCAGTTACATAGCCGCCATCTGCGCAATTCCACGCTCTCAAAGACTTATTGATCCGTGAGTTCGGGTCGTTGGCGGTTTTGGCGCTTGTCAGTTTTTTCTTCATCCCACTCATCCTTGCACAGAAGGAGTCGCGCCGTGAGCCGCCTTCCGGCTGGGGCCGTTTCAAGTTCATGCCTTGCGCTTTCGCAGAGGCTCGCCCTTTGGCGTTCAAGCCACCCTCGGGGTTTTTGCCTTCCGCTCTCTGCCATGCTGGACTCTTAGCCATAGAACACCACTGCGGTCAGACCCGCTCCGGTAGTAATTACTAAACTTGTCTCGCACAACACGCCTTCACCCGGAATCCAGATGTCATCCGAGGCTTGACCTGCAACTGTGAAAGTAAATAAGGTAGTAGCACCATCTTTGACAGCAATTGTAGAAGCACCAGAAGAACTGTACCAAATACCTTTGAAACGAGCACGTCCGCTGAACACGGTAGTAGTTGCGCCAGCCGCGCAATCCTTACCCTTAACGTCTGTCTGCATCATAATCAAGCTCCTTTAAAAACGGGGCTAAAAGCCCCTTGGGTTGATTAAGCTGAAACAGCGCCATTCAAAGCAACAATAGCCCAGCCAGCGGATGTGTAGACCAACATAGCAGATTCGCCAACACCAGTGAAAGTAATGGTTGTAAAACCAATCTTCGTTGTAGGAGTCAAAACAGCGGAGCCGCCATCAACAGCGTGGGTAATGATCTTGACTTCACCAAGAGTGCCGTTAGCCAAAGTCAAAGCCTGAGCCGCGCCTGTGGAAGTCAAATTAGTAAAAGCGTTGGTAACGTCAACTGCGCCAGCACCAGACAAAGACTGTGTGCCCAGAACTACGTCAGAACCAAAAGAAGAGTTAACCGTAACAGCGCCTGAAGTTGAACTGACAGAGATGGATTGAAAGCCATTCTCGGAACGAACTGGGCCGCTAAACGTGGTATTTGCCATGATTTTTCCTTACATGCAAGTTAGGCGTATCAATCTGCATGTCGTCAGCCGGGACTGTTTGATACACCGGAAAGCCCGGATTGAAGTCAATATACAACAAAAGAAAAGGGGGCGCAAGGCCCCCCTTCAAATATTTCCGAAGAAATATTAGGTCGAACCGGAAGATCCAAACATACCCAATGGGTCAGACCAGCCGAAGCTATAACGCTCACGGGCCTTGTAACGAACGTTACCTGTGTCGAAGTCACCGTCCATTTTGTTCTCCAAAGGAGAGCGGATGAAGTGCTTCAGACCGTTAGGCACGTCAGTACACAAGAACCAAGCGTTTGTGTCTGTCAAGTAGTTGTTGACTGTGTAGCCTTCAGGGATAGAACCGTTGTTTTTCAACGCGTTGATATCATTGTCAGCAGTACCAACACGCAATGAAGTCTCGAGCAAACGAGTAGCAACGAACTGCAGTGCAGGAGGAACAATCAACTTCCTTGGCTTACCAGCGATCAGCAAACCACGCTCATCAGTCCAAGCAGCGATCTGAATAACGGCGGCTTCCAAAGAAGTCTCGTTCAAATCAGCTTGAGTAGCTGGAGTGTTGCTGTTAGTACCACCGGAGATCAAGGGGTGTGCTGTGCTAAACAAAGGTACACCGTCACCACCGTAATAAACGGAAGAGTTAGTGAAACCGTTATTCAAGACTGCAGCAGCCTTAACTTGCTTGGTGTAAGCCATGGCACGAGCCAATGCTTTGGTGTAACGAGCTGACAAAGAGTCATACAAGTTATCTTCCACAGCTTCTTCAGTAATCGAGAAGCCTAAAGCGATGGTTTCGTGGTTGTAACGAGTTGTCCATGCCTCTTGTGCATTGTCATAGCTGATGGCTGAGCCTTCATTTTTGACAGGTGCGGCAGAGAAGCCAGACAGTTTCGTCTCTTCTTCGAACGAACGCTCTGAAGTTTCGGTTTCATAAATTTCTTTATGTTGTTCACCGTAACGAGCGTACTCCATACCGAACAAAGCGTTCAGGCCGGGGAGCAGTTCTTTAAGTAGTTGTGCGCGTGAAATAGCCATGATTTATGCTCCTTATACGCCAGTAGAGTTGTTGTACTGGTGCATAGTTGCGTTGATCTTGACGATAAACTCAACAAATGTATCAGCGCCTGTTGCTGTCTCACGAACCACATCAATGATGCGGATAGGCAGCGTATTGGTAGTAGCTTGAGTGCCTTCATCAATAGCCACTTTGGAGTTACCAGTGGTGGTAGATCCGGCGTTTTGAATTAAAGCAATGTTGTTACCAATAGCAGAAATGCCCATTCCAGCCACGGTTGTGGTTGAAGAACAAGAAACTACTTGAAACAGCGTATCGGGATCATCTGCAACAACTGCAAAAATCTGCGTGCCAGATTTGATCTGCTGGCTAGCTGGATAGTACTGTTGTTGCTGGATTTGCCCAGTTGAAGCGTTAGTAAAACTTACGCCTAAGAACACACCGCAAGGCGTGGCAGTTGTCGTGCCAGTGTCCTTTTCGATAGTGCCATCAGACACGCGTTTTACCAAGTCACCGTAGAAAATGCTAGTCGCATAATTTTCTGCGATTTGCATCAGGCGGGTTGCGCCCGCAAATACCTGTCCACCTATTAGGTTTACAGGCTTTAGACCGTAAGGGGCCGAGACTGTAGGATAAGCCATAAAAGACTCCTAAAATTTAAGTACCAGAACCGAAAGTAACCTTAGTTTTTCTCTCTGCAAAGAGAGGCATCCTAGGATCATTTTCACGAAGGAAATTGTTATCCACCGACTCAATCTGAGACTTATTCTGCCTGTCGTAATAATCGGCACGCTGTTTTAAGAACTCTTCAGGAATACGGCACAATAACAACCCACCAATTTCAATGCCGCCTTTAAAGCGGCCCTCAACGGTGGCGTGCATCATAAGCTCGGGATAATCTTCTGCTTTGCAGGGTTCATATCCTTCACGTAACTTAGAAGAAATATTGCTAGGATCAGCCGTACCCATCGTACTAATGCGAACGTATCTATGTTTCCAACCGGGTCGGTCTTCGGGCATAGGCAACGTCTCAGGCGGACGCCACGCTTCAGGGCGTTGCATCATCTGACGTGTGTCCAGCTCACGAGCTGAACGATTCTGCGTTTTAGTAGCCGTTTGTACTTGATCCATTATTCACCTCTTCTTAGTTGAGCAACCTGTTTAGCGTATTCTTCCAAAGGAACCCCAAGACGGCGAGCGATTGCTGCTTCGGATGCCTTCAGCCTAATACGATTAGGCGGAGTGCTACGGGAGGCGGGAGCCACCACTGTAGCGGGCTTTGTTGCACGGCGCGGAGGTTCATCCTCGTAAACCGGTTCTGATGCCTTTTTAGAAGGGGCGTCATCTTCATAGCTCTGAGTATCGTCATAATACTCAGGGAATCTTCGACGCATTGTAGCGTCTACTCGTTTGTAGTATTCATCAGAGCCCACAAAGCTAGCACCGTGTTCCTTAGCCAGCTTTTGATGCAACCCGAGGGCGGAAGCTGTCATTTCAGGATCGGTACCAAACCAAGTGTTTTTCTGCATCCAACTTTCATCTCGTTGTGTTACAGCAGGTTGATTTGTACTACGTTGTTGTATTTGTACATCATTTTCTTCAACTTGTAAAGGCCTCATGTTCTGAACCTTATCAAGATTCAGTGTTGCCTTCGCAATTTCTACTTGCGCTTCGGTCTGCGCGTCGTAGTCGCCTGCCTCAATAGCGTCTTTAAAACGTTTTTTGGCAGACTCAAACTCCATCTCAGCAGAACTCTTTGACTGCTCAATGTATGCCTTTGACCCAAGCGACACTTGCTCCTGCAGCTTGCGGTTTTGATCCCACAACTGCTTGGTCAGTTTTTCAGCCGCCTCGCGCTCGCGCAGTGCTTCTTCTTTAGCGCGGCGCTCATCATGGTAGCCGCGTGTAAATTTCTTAATACGAGCTTGAACTTTCTCGTCGTACGAAGCTAACTCGTCTTCGGTTGGCTCCTCAACGGGCTCCTTCATGGGCTTGCGGCCCTTATCAGGTTCTGGGGTATCGTCCTCAATTTCTACCTCAAAGCCACCCTCATCTTCTGCTTCGGGTTTACCCTTAGCTTCTTCTGCTTCGTGAGGAAATTTAAAGTCATCTTTAAACTCAGCTTGTGCCATGTGTTACTCCTTATGATGCACGTGTAATGCCACGGGGGTCTTCCACAACTGCTTCGATCGAATCATCGTTGATGATGCGAAATTCACGGCCATGAATCTTCAGGCGCGT